CCATCTAAATCTTTTGCCGATGCTACTGGTATTCCAATACCAGACCAAAAAACAATTATTAAGAAAGGAGAAGCTGCTTATGTTACAAGTGGGTCAAGACCTTCTGTATCATCACCTACGCAGTGGGGTATAGCAAGATTATATGCGTTTTATTTTAAGGCGATACAAGGTAAGGAAAAAATAAATCAAGACCAAGAAATTTATGATAAACTTAGAGGTAAGATTAAAAAATAATTATACACATAATTCCAAAAGTTCTTTTATCAATTGAGGAGGTATTCTGTATCGTTCTAAACGATTAGTTCCACCTCCTAAATCATTTGTATTTTTATTATGTTTATTATATTTTTTTATTAAATTATTACATTCTTTATTACCACAATTTTTTTTATGTGTAATTTTTTTATCAAATTTTATAATAAATTCACAATCATTTTTACAAACATTTCCTTTAAAGTTAGGAATGTTAGTCCAGAAACGAGTATGTTTTTGATAAGGAAATCCATATTTACAATATGATACAAGTTTATCATTTTTATAACCTTTTTCATATAAATAATCTTTCATAGAACTTCCTTTTGGATTTTCTATCCAATAATATTTTGGTTTAAAATATTCTAATATTTCTATTACTTTATCTACTTGTGGCTTACCATATTTATCTATATCATCTTGTAATTCTTTTTGTGTAAATTTAATATAACCTTCTTTTTCTGTTCTACTAAATTTCATAGTTTCTACATTATAATAAGCATTATACCAACATTTTCTTAAATGACTCCAATAGAAACAAGATGGAGATGCTGTTATAATATCAAAATCTCCTGGTTTAAAATCTTTCTTATAATCCCATTCTAATAAACAAGACTGAATATGATGTTTAGATTTATATTTTTTTTCTTTATCACTTTTATCATAATCGGGTAAATCTCTGTCTAAACTAACAACATCAATATTCATATCTTCACAAACCTTCCCGATACTATGGGTTCCACTAAATAATTCTAATAATTTCATTTAATATAAAATAATAATTTAATAAAAAATTTTTAAAATCTAAATTTAATTAAAATATGTTTGTTCAGTTAATTAAATTAGATAATGATCCTAAAAAATATAAAATGATTTTCTATGATGAAAATAAAAAGAAAGTTAAAAGTACAAAGTTCGGTGCTTCTGGTATGAGTGATTATACTATACATAAAGATAAAGAAAGACGACAAAGATATTTAGATAGACATAGAAAAAATGAAAGATGGGATAAGCCTATGACTGCGGGTTCTTTAAGTCGTTTTATACTTTGGAATATGCCTACAATTAAAGGAAGTTTTGCTGATTATAGAAGAAGATTTAGGTTTAAATTATATTAATGCGAAATTTAATTAAATTTTTTTTATTAAATTATATAAATGAAGTCTTATCAAGAAGTGCAGCAATACAAAAGGAATTACTATTTATTAAATAAAAGAAAACTTTGTGAGTATAGTAAGAACTATTATTTATATTCTAAATGTAATCACGATATGAGTAATGAAGAAATATCTAAATCCTTGCAAGATTTTATAAAAAAATATAAATCTAATTATAAAAAAAAAAAAGATAATAATAAAATTAATATTAAAAAAAAGAATATTATTATATCATTTAACTAAAAATGGAAATGTATATATTTATATTATCAATTATAGGGTCAGTATTAGTTGGAATGAAACTTAAATCTAAATGTGTTTCTAAATATTGTGAATGTACTATTGAGAAAGTAGAAACTGATAATGAAATATTAAGAAATATTAGAATTGGTAGAAGAGGTATCCCTCGTGAAACTGGTAGTATTTAAATCATAAATATCAAACGCAATTTATGTTTTTTTCTTTCATATTCTTTTTTTTCTTTTATGTATCTTAACAAAGAGTCAAATGAATACTTTTTATCTAAATTCATATTTATATTAATCATATAAATAAATTTTAATAAATAAATAATGTATAATCAATTGTTTAGAAGAAGACCAACTGATGATGAACTTTATATTATCTTAAAATGTTATGGAATTTCTAATCTTGATTCTGATGAAAGTATTACTTATTTATCATTACAAATTAATAATACTATTAATAAATTATATGAAATTCTTGATATTCTAATTGATGTTTATTTACCTTGTAAATATAAATTTATATCTGAATTAACTATTAAGAGATGTATAACTATCCTTAGACAAATTACTAGATTATATGATCATAAAGTTATTAAGTATAGTTTTAATAAAGCTAATATTTATAAAATAGAATCTAATATTAAAAAAAATATTTTAATAAAAAAAAATGTGGAATTAAAATTTAATTAAATTTATTTAAGAAATAATTTCTTATATATATATAAAAGAATATGGAGCGAATGGGCAGACCTAAAACAAAATCTAGACCAGATGAAAGTAACTACGACTACCAAAAGCGAGCACAGAAACAGAAGTATAAAACAAATCCAGAATATACTGCTAAATGTAAAATGAAATATTATAAGAAATTATATAAAGAAAATGAAGACTTTAATAAAATATTAGAAACTCATAAAAATGTATTAGAATTATTACCTGATATTATTAGATTTCATCATTTAAATAAAATTGATAAAATTAATTCTAAACTACTAGAATTAAATTAGAATTTACTTAAAAAATAATTATCTTTATTATATGTGATACAATATAGAATACTATAAGCAAAATCTCCTCCATTTCTTTCGTTTATAGTAGGAAATGGCGTATCTCCATCTACAACTTATTTTTATTGTAGAAAAATATTTAGAAATAAATATTTTTTTATTTTTTTAAAATTTGATTTTTTTAAATTGATTTAAAGAAATATTATTTTCTTATATATATATAAAAAAGAAATGGACTCCTCAAAAATTGCCGAAGCTATGAGAAAAAGTAAAAAAGAATTTGATCCAAAAGTTTTTAAAGATTTTCTAGATAAAAGAAAAGTTACTAAACAATCTGATTATACACATACCAGTTTTAAAGGTGGTAAATATTATATACAAGGAGGAGATAATGATGAATATTTAAGATTATATAAATATTTTAATGGAGAATCTTTTGGAATGGTAGAATATCCAAAGTGTTCTAGTAGATATATTAGATTTGATTTAGATTTACATTTTAAAGAATCTATTAAAATTACAAAAGAAAATATTAGTGATATTGTTGATTTTATTAAAACTGAAATTAATAAATATTATGATGTAGATTATGATGTTTATGTATTAATGAGAAAAAGACATACATTAAAAAATCCATTTAAAAATGATATTTGTAAAAATGGGATTCATATACAAATTCCAGATATTATTACAAGAAATGATTATATTACTAAATTTATTCGTAGAGAATTAATATCTAATAATAATTTAATTAAACTTTTTAATAATATGGAAGTTATTAATCCTATAACTGATATTATTGATGAATGTGTTTATACTGGTAATGGATGGATGCAATATGGAAGTGATAAATCTACTGATAGTTCTAATGCTTATAAAGTTAAATATATTGTTGATAAAGATAATAAAATTAATGAATACAAAGAAAATAATAAAAATTTAGTAGAATTATTCTCTTTAAGAAATAAAATGAAACCTACTGATATTAATAAAATTGGTAATAATATTATAGATAAAATTTATGAAGAAGATAATGAAATGGAAAGAAATAAAATTATTGCTAAACAAAAAAAGGAAGAAGAAATACAAAAAAGAAAAGAACAAAGAAAATATGATGATGTTGTTGATAAAGATTTTATTAAAGAATTAGTTGGTTGTTTAAATGCTAATAGAGTTGATGATTATAAAACTTGGAGTGAATTAGGTTGGTGTTTAAAATCTATTGATGAAGGACTATTTGATTTATTTGATAAATTAAGTAGAAATAGTGGAAAGTATGATAGTGATTCAGTTGAGAAGTTTTGGGATAAATCAGTTGTTGGTAATTATACTATGGGTACATTAAGATATTGGGCTAAACAAGATAATAATGAAAAATATATTGAGATATGTGATAAGTATAAGAAGTATGATATAAAAAATTTTAATTTTAGAGGTGATATTAACCATTTTAATTTAGCAGAAACTTTTGTTAATGAATATAATGAAAAATATATTTTTAATAAAAATAAGATATATGTTTATCATAATGATATATGGGACGATAATTTAAGTGATGCATTAATTCACGATGATTTAGTTAAAATGATAGGTAAATTATGTAAAATAGCAACAAAAACACAAGATAAAGAAGATATTACAAATATATTAAGTAGTTTTAGTAAAATATCAACAAGACCTAATAGAGAAAAAATAGTTAAAGATATAAAAGAAAAATTATTAATAAAAAATAATCATAATATTTTAATTAATTATACATTAGACCAAAAGAGAAATATTCATTTTAGAAATGGAGTATTAGAAATGGAAAAATATAATCCAGAAACTAATAATATTATGGAATGTTTTAGACCAAGAAAAAAAACTGATTATGTTTCAGGATATAATGATTATGATTTTAATGTTGATGTTTGTAAAGAAAAGATTGATAAAGTTAAAAAAATATATAGACAAATACAACCAAATAAAGAAAATTTTGATTATTACTTAACATTTTTAGCATATTGTTTAACAGGTGATACAAAATATCAAAAATGCGAAATAGGTGTAGGATATAGTGCTAGTAATGGTAAATCTACACATACTGAAATTCATCAAATATCTATGCCTTTTTATACTATGAAATTAGATAAAAAAACATTTAATGAAGGTAATAATAAAAATCATAAACAATTTATAGAATTATTTAATAAACCTGTTAGATTATCATATATGGAAGAATTAAAAACTGATAAATTAGATGCTGAACTATTTAAAGAATTTGTTGATGGTAAAAATTTAAATGTAGAAGTTTTATATGGTTCTTGTAAAATACACCCAATACAAGCTAAATTAAAAACAAGTTCTAATTTTGATTTAGATATACAAAATGATAAAGGTGTTATTAGAAGAGGATTAAAATTAAATTATGAAAGTAAATTTGTATATGATATAGATGATGTAAATGAAGATAAATATATTTATTTAGCTGATGAAGATTTAATAGAAAAATTTGAGATTGATGATGACCTTAAATCTGCATATATTATAATGTTATTACCTTATGTTAATAATTATATTAAAAATGGTTTATTAATTCCAAAGAAAATTAAAAATGCTTTTAAGGAAATGGTAGAAGAATATGATGATGTTGGATTATTAATTAATAATAGTGATACTTTTGATAAAGTTTCACCATCTGAATTAGATTCCAAAGACAGATTATCTAAAAATGAATTATTAAATATTTTTAAAAATAATGGAATAAAAGTTACTTGGAAACAATTGTTAGGTCAAATGAAAGGATATGGATATATTTGGAATAGAAAGAAAAGAAATAAAGATAAAGGACAAGGTTGTTTTGAGAACTTAAAATATAATGGTGAAATTATTGATGATAGTGATGAATGTTAAAAATATATACAATTAAATCAATTAAATATTATTTTTATAAGATAAATAACAATAAAAAGTTATTAATTATTAATTATTATATATTTTGGGACGTTTTTGGGACTTTGGGACGTTGGGGCGCTAATTTACAAAGTCCTCTCGGGAGAGCGATTTATGAAATAGTTTTAAAAAAATGACTCAAACGTCCCAAATGACCCAAAACGCCCCAATACTTCTCTATAAATCAAAATCAATTATAAAAAAAAATATATTTTCTAAATAATACATATCAAACTTTTTATTTAATTCTTTCATAACTTCATTATAATTTTCTTTAAATATAATGAAATATATATAATCCATAATATCATCTGGAATTCTGAATTTAGTTTGTAATGCATTCATTTTATATTATATAATATAAATGGCGGGATTTCATACAAAAACATTTATAGAACACGATGATTATATGACCCCTAAATTTGTGTGGGAAAATATAAAAGATTATATACCAAATAATAAACTTATATGGGAATGTTTTTATGGTGATGGTGAAAGTGGTAAGCACTTAAAGGATTTAGGATATGATATAATCCATGAACCTATTGATTTTTTTGATAATAATAAAGGAGATATATTAATAAGTAATCCTCCTTTTAGTAAAAAAAAAGAAGTATTTACAAGATTAAAAGAATTAAATAAACCTTTTATAATGATATGTCCTTCATCTATGTTAAATACGCAATATATTAGAGAATTATTTATGAATAAATTACAAATAATTATTCCCAAAAGAAGAATAAATTTTATAAAAAAAATTGATGGTGTAATACCCGAAAACTGGGGAGATAGATGTAATTTTGATTGTTTTTATTATTGTTATAAAATGAATTTAGAAAGAGATATAGTTTGGTTAAAATAATTTACTTTTTATTTTTATTTTTAGTTTGTTTATATCCAATAAAAATATCTTTTGGATTTATTTTCTTTTTTTTCTTAATCTCTACATATTGTTTTTCAGGTGTTTTATTTTGTCCTGGTAAATAACCAGAATACATATTCGGTTTTTCCATATTTTTATTTAATTAAATAAAATAAAAAATAATTATATTATAAAATAATGAGTCTAATTTATTTAAAATCTTCTAGATTTATGAAAGATAATAATGGTTCTACCATTAATGTTAGTGATGGATTACCTTATAAATTTACAAATGTATTTAAAGAACCTCTAAATATAACTCCAAAATCAAAGATAGAAGTTGTACAAGCAGATTTAAGAGTGAATGATATACACGATGTAAATACACAAAATGATAATAATAATTTTAGTTATTGTCTTGGATTTAATGGTGAAACAATAGGTAGTCAAAGATTTTTACAAAAACTCGCAAGGATCCCAGATGGTAAATATACTAATGAACAAATGGCTACCAAAATAACAAGTGAAGTAAAAAAAACAAATTTATTAGATGGATTTAATATTGATGTCTCTTATAATGATGATACTGCTTTTACTATTAAAGCAGATATAGAATATGATAAATTAACAGAAGAACAAGATAAAAATGTTTATGGATTAATCAATTCTAAAATGGGCTATCAAGAAACTCAATCACAACAAGATACAGGTATAGGTACTTTTAATGAAGAAATTACTATTACTTCACAAAATGATTTAGCATTTCCAAATACTTTAACTAAAAATAGCACACTACCAGTATTAAATTCTACAACTCAAACAAATAATAATAAATCAATTAATTTATTGAGTAATATGATAGTACCAACACAATATGGTATCAATAACGCTGGTGGTTCTGTATCAACAATTTTTAGACCTATTAAACATTTAGTATATGGTTCTACATTTTTATCTAATGCTACTGGTAAAACTTTTACATTAACAGCAAGCGGAGGTCACGGAAAAACTGGAATAACATTAGATGTTTATCACGGAAGTCATAATATAGATTTTGAGTTTGTTGATAATGTAGGAACAACTAATCATGTAACTTTTGTAAAGAGTAAAGCTCAGTGGGATAGTTATACATTACCTAATTCACTAACAAATACAAATCTTCCATGGGGACATTTTATGATTATAAATACTGCTGATGTAAATGTAAATACAACATTAGATAATAATGACTATATATTACAATTAGATACTAATGATTATAAATGGAAGAGATGGGGTGGTGATAGTAGTTTAACAGGTGCGTTTGAGTTCTTTTGTGATAATGATACAAATTATGTTAAAAATCAAGGAACACTTACAAGTCTTGGAAATTGGGGAACTGGTGTGTTAGGTATTTCTCGTGGGGAATGTGCGATTGTAGGCACTAACCAAGTAAATAATACTAATAGATTTACAAGAACAAGAGTTTATAATACAAGTGGAAATTCTAATACTGAAAATGAAAAAATAGTTTATAGTGATTATTATGCAGAATTAACACCAACTATTGATGGAAGTGATTCTTATATAAGAATGAATTATGGAACACAAGAAGTAAATAAAGTTGCTGGTGATGATAATTGGTTACTATTAACTAAACAACCATATTCTGATGATATAAAATTAAAAACATTACTACCAGCTTTAACAGATAATGATAATATTTTAATAGTAGCTTCTGTAACAAGTTGGTTATGTGTAAAATATTATGTAGCTCACGATACAGGTGGTAATCAACAATTTATAAATATGACTATGATAGGAAATACAGATACTAATAATGTTCCATCAACAGCCATAGCTCTACCAAATTTATTTAATGAAGCATCATTTCCTCTAATGAGTGTTGTTGGTGTTAATAATGGATATGTAAAAGATGAACAAAAAACTTTAACTATTGGACAATATTCAGTTAAAAGTGTAACTACTCATAGTATAGCAAAATTAAATGAATATATGAATAATAACTGGGGTAGTAATCAAACTATACCAGTAAGACAACCAAAAACTACTATTACTAATTATTGTTCGGCATTAGAATTAGATGATAGAGAGGTTACTATTGAGAGTGGTGATTTCAGTAATGTAGCAAATACAACATTTACAATTCCAGATGGTATTGTAAAAGAAGGTATGCCTATTAAACCAGGAGAAGATACTAATTTTATTATGAGATTATCTAATTTTGTTTCTACTGACCAAGAATACAAACTTTTAACTGATAAAAGCTATTCCATAGAACCAAATAGAGTATCTAAACTATATCAATCATTAGGGATGCCTAAACTACTATTTATAGATGAAGATGAACCAAGAGAAGACGGATTAGAATTTAAATCCACTTCATTACCATTACCAAATAGTAGCCAGAACTTTATAGTAAATTTAGAAAATATGGGTAAAATAGTAGGACAAAATAGTTGTACTAAAAGTGTAAATAAATCAATTGCTGTAATTTCAGCATCTTCTCTTGTAGATGATGACTTTTTAGGATTAAAAAGTTATACTCCACCTTATCCATTACCAATTGATATTAACGCAGCAACAAATGAAAAGGTAAATAACTTTGAGATTTACATCAGTACAGATGAAGGCAAGCCCGCAGATAATTTAAATCATCCGACTAGCTTACTTTGTAGAATTACAGAATAAAAATTAGAATGTGTTTATTTAAAAATAAAAATATTTTATTAAAATAAATAAAATGCCTCCTAAAAATAAACTTCCAAATGTTGTATTAGAACCATTAGATGAACCAATAGAATTGGTTGATAATGTAGAAGACCTTGTAGAACATACAAAAAAAGAAGCACAAGATCCTTTTGTTAGAGATGAACCAAAAGAAGAACCAAAAGAAGAAAAATTAAATTATAATAATTTAACTGCTAAAAAATTAAAAGAATTATGTAAATCAAAAGGATATAGAAATTATTCTAAACTGAAAAAATCAGATTTAATTAAAATGTTAAATGGTGAAGATGTAGAAATACCTGTTAAAAAAGAACCTAAAAAAGAACCAAAACCAAATAAATCTATTGATATAGATATAGAAAAAGTAGAAGTAATAGAAAAAGATGAAGAAATAAAACCAAAATCTCCAATTAAAAAAAAGGAATTAAGAAGTAATTTAGTAAAAGAAAAACCATTAATAACAGATGAAGAAATTGATGAAATATTAGAAGAAGAACCAAAACCAAAATTACAAAAACCAAAACCAAAATTAGAACCCCAAGTAAAAAATACATTACCACAACAAGTTAAAAATGTATTACCACCACAACCTCAAAAACCACTTTATAATCCTTTCACAAATTATTATAATTTAATGTAAAAAATGTAATTTATTTTATTTATTTATTTTATTTATTTTTATAAAATGAGTGATACACATAAACCTATAAAAATATTACAAGTTAAACCATTAGAAAATAAACAGAAATTACCTCGTGAAATTCCAGATTACCTCCCGCAACTGCAAGGCGAGGTCATTTTAATTACATCAAAAATAAAATCAGGTAAGTCAAATTTCTGCATTAACTACTTGATGAATCCTGAATTAATGAAAGATATGTTTGATACTATATATATTATCTCAAATACAATTTACCAAGACGATACATCAAGGTTCTTATTAGAAGAAGATAATGTTATAGTTCACGATAGATATGATGATTCTATTATAGATGATATAATAGAAACTCAAAAGCAATATGAAAAAAAAGATATGCCTAGAATCTGTTTAATTTTTGATGATTGTTTAGGAAGTATGAAAATGAATTGTAAAGGTTTCCAATTAGCAAGCCGTGCTCGTCATTACAATATAGCAAACTTGATTTATATTGTACAGAAATTTTCTTATGTACCAAGAATCGCAAGATGTAATATTACACATTTAATTACTATGGCTGGTATATTTAATGAAAAAGAATTAATCTCCATAGATGAGGAATATGATATAAATTTTTATAATTTATATAAAAAATATGTACAAAAAAACAGATATAACTTTTTATATTGTAATTTATTAAATCAAAAAGCATATCATAATTTTGATAAAGTTATTCATAGTAATTATGATAAAATAGAAATAGAAAATAATGAAACTGAAAATGAAGAAGAATAATTTTAATTAAATTTTTATATAATTTAATTTTTTTATTTAATTTATTTTATATAAAATAAAATGAGTGATTCTTTTTTAGCACAACAAATACAACAAAGAAGTTCAGCAGTAGGTAGATTACAAGACCTTATTACAAGTAATAAAAATATGTTTAGTGAGGAATGGAAAGAAAACGCATCAAAAGATTTCCAAGAAGGTCTTGATAAATATAGTACAGAATTACAAAATGCAGTAGGTAAAGAAATCGCAAATAAATCAGAAGCTATCGGTATTTTAGCTGGAACTCCCGCTTTTTATAGTATAGGAACTGGAACTTATAAAAATCTATTATCAAGAGAAGGAAAAGAAAGTGTTGATAATATTGCTAGAAATTTGGCTAAACAAACAGAACCAGCTAAAAAATATGTAAGTGAAGCATTAGGTGAAGCAAAAGATGAATTATCTAATATACAACAAAGAGCAAATCAAATGTTAGGAAGAGCAAGTGAAAGAATTGGTAATTGGACAGATATAGGAAATAATCAATTATTACAAAGACAAACCACAGCAGCAAGAGAACAAATAATGGGTGATCCAGAAAATCCTTTAATGACTGACCCGACTATGAGTGCAGAAGAAGCATTAGGTGATATTAGAAGATTACCAACAGCAACAAGTAATTCTCAAACAACAGAAGCAGAAGAAGCTGGTAGAAGTAATTTAACTGAAAATATTTCATCTGATACTGCGGGCGAAATAGCTGGTACAGAAGAAGCTGGTGAAGCCGTTGGTGAAACTGCTGCAGCAACTGGATTAGCTGATGAAATAACTGCTGGTCTTTTAGCCGTAGCCCCAGAAGCAGGGCCAGGTGCTCTACTATTAGGAGGTTTAGCTGGACTTGTAGGAGCAGGAGCTGGACTTGTAAGTTTATTCTCTCATCACACTCATAAACCTAAACAATATATACAACAAAATTTATCTACACCAGCAATCGCAAGTAGATATGATATAACTAAAACAATTTTACCATCTTCTACAAAAACATTAGGAACTGGGGGAACTATGCAATTTTAAATTTAATAAAAATTATTTATTTAATTTTTTTTTTATTTATATATATATAAATAAAAATTATGGATGTATCTGAAAATGAATATGTCGCAAATGAATCTAATTTATTTATCCCAACTAGTAGAAAAAAGTTATTTCCCGAAGTAATGGGTGTTGATATTAAACCTTTAAATAAAGGAAATTCACAATTCTCGTTCGTACTACCTTCTTTTATGAACTTTATAAATCCACAAAAAATCCGTATGAGATATGATTTAACTATGGCTGGTAGAGGAATGCCTAAATGTAATCCAAAAGCTGGTGTTCATTCTCTATTTCGTAATATGAGAATCCAAACACAAAATGGAATGAAAGTATTAGAAAATCTTGATGATTATGGTGTAATGGTAGCTATGCAATATCATTATTCAGGTGATGAAGGAATCAGACATTTAAGAGAACTTAATGAAGGACTATCTCTTACTAATAACTCTTCTGAACAACTATTTTGGAATGCTCAAAATCTACCATCTGTTGGTATTACAACAGCAAATACTCCTAAAAAAGTAGCAATTAATCAAGAACTATATTCTGGTGTTCTCGGTTCTTCGTCTTCTATTCTTCCAGTTGGCGCACTTGATGGAGTTAGACTCACTTGCGAAATGAGTCCAGTTATTAAAAGTATTAAACTCGCTAATGATTCATCAAAAGGTGGCGCTAAATCTCTTAAAGTTCATACAGAAGTAGCTGCTGCTGACTGGAATAATGCTAGTCTAAATCATATTGTAGATATTGTATGTAAAGGTGGAGATACACAAGATTCGGGCTTTGAGATTGGGGATGCCGTGTATTATTTAGTTGGTGGTATTGATACTCTAATCGGTATTGTAACTGGTGTAACTAATGATAGTAATAATGATTTTGTACTCCAAGTTAGAGGTGATGTTGCTGCATCTACTGACTGGAAACTACTAGCAGTTGATACTGAACTATACACTAAACACGAAGATAGATTTAATGGCTGGACACCAGGAGTTAATATGCAGGGAACACCTGGCTCAGTTGCTGCTGCTATTACCCTTGCTGTAAGTGAAGCACCAAAAGTAGTAGATTTTGTAATGGAAAATCTAGAAATGATTGTAGAAATGGTACAACCTCCTAAATCCTATGTTGATTTAATGGTTAAAAAAATTAACTCCAAAGAAGGTCTCATTATGAATTTTAAAACACAGAATTTATTACGCACAAATCTAACTGGTATTCAGGGACAACTCAACGCATCAATTCCTAATACTTGTAGAAGACTTTATGCTATGAATATTGTTCCACTAAATTCTGTAGATACTCTAAATGGTGAAAATCTTAGTGGTCAAGCTGACCACTTAAACGACTATCAACTTGTAGTAAATGGAAATCTAACTCCAACACGAACTATTGATGTTTCTAGATTATCTATGACTCCAGCTTATGTGCCCCAACAATTCATTCAGGAACTCCGTAAATCGCTTATTTCATCTGGTGTATTTGTTAGATCACTACAAAGACCCGAAGAGGCTGTTGTAATTGGTCGTGCATTCGGTATGGGAGGAGCTGTATCTGATGTAACTAAATCTGATTTACAAGTAAGACTTAACTATTCATCATCTGCAACAACTCAAAAAGTCCTAAATTGTTATATGTGTGAAGCAAGAACTCTAATTATTAGAGATAGAGAAGTTGATGTAATTGTTTAATTAATGCGTTAATTAAATCAAAAAAAAAATATTTGTATAAATAAAAAGAAATGGAGAACTACAATTTTGATTTATGTGATGAAGATAAAGATTATTTTTATAAACTTTATTTTAATATAAGAAAATATTATAATATACTATTAAGACAAAATGATAAAGATAATAGTGAATGTAGAGATGAAGCATATGATACTATTTTATGTGATGGTACTGACTTGGGTTTTTTTGAGGAGTATATGAAATTTAAAGGTATGAAATATTCAGATATTTTTATAGAATTATAAATTTAATTAAATTTAATTAAAATTTTTTATTTAATTTATTTTTTTAATTATATTATATATAAATAAATAAAATGATTACCGAACAAAGATTTAATGAAATCCAACCAATCAACTTACCAGAAAATGGGCAATATTCTTTTAAAGGCGGTAGCAGTCTTATACAATTTCAGATTCCAGCATCGCCAACCCTTCTATTAACTAAAACCTTAAAACTAAATGGAAAACTGCGTCTTAATAGAAGTACTTCTACTTTTAGTAATCCAGTATTTCCAAATAATAATGGTGTAAAAGCAGGAGCTTCTTATGGTCTTCGTCTTAACGAAAGAGTTGGTATTTCGGGACTATTTGAGAATATTACGATAAGCGCCTTAGGAAGTGGCGGGCAAACTCTAGAAAGTCTTACAAAACCTGGTTCTCTATTTTCAGTAACTAATCCACTACAAAATAACCAAGCAAATTTTGATGGTTATATGTGCGGTAAAGATCCAGTAATCGCCAGTCGTGAAAAACAAAGTGCTACTGATTGTAATACAGAAGTTAATTTTAGTATTCCACTAGAAGTAGCTATTCTACAAGGAGTAGATACATTAAGTCTTGCAAATAATGGCTTACGAGGAATGGAGATTAATTTACAACTAACAGCTGATTCTAATGCTCTTATATGTAGTGAAGCTGATAAAAATGATGTATTTTATTCACTTCACAATCTAACCTGCTGTTACGACCTTATTCATTTCGACCCCGAGACACAAGCTGAACTTGATAGACCAAAAACGGGTTCATTTGAGTTTAACTCTTGGAATCATCAATATAATATTCTTAATAGTAATTCTTCTACACTAACTCTAAATCTTGGAACTAAAAATACTTTATCTGTTATTAATTCTACAATTCCCGCAAGTCATGTTAATAATGTAGAAAAAGATGGATATTCTACTGATAGATTTAAAAATCAAACAGGAGGAGTATTTAATACAACTGCTAAACTTAATAAATATATAGTAGGAAAATCTGGTAGGAGAATGCCTGTTGATTTTGAGGTAGTAACTGAAAAACAAGCTGAACAAGACAGACCACAAGTAGAAAGAATTGAGTTACTTAAAGAAAGTATGAATGTAGAAGAAAGTGCAAGAACTCTAATTTCTGTTAATACTGAAAATGGTCTTAAAACTAAAAGAGATGCTGATGGTAAAGAAGTAGCAAGTCTTAAACCAAGTGTAAGTGTAGAAGCACAAGATAAACCAGTTTTTGCAATCGGACAAAATGAAGATTCACTAACACAAGTAGGTCGTGATTTCTCAGATGGAACTTTTACACTATTAGTAGAATCGGATCTTGATGGTCAAAGCGCTAATGCAATTCATACTTACTCACTATCAAAACATAAACTAGTATATTCCCCTGCTGGAATTTCTGTAACTTCTTAAAAATTTTATATAAAAATTTTATATAAAAATTTTATATAAAAAATTTTAATTAAATTATTTTTTTATTTAATTTATTTTTTAAAATATATTATATACATTTAAATAAAAATGAATAAAGAATTACCTTCCGTTTTAATTCCTCAACAATCAGTAGAAATGTCTAATGTTGATATTCATACAGAAATCCTAGAACCTGTTAATAAAAGTCAACATCGTCTCCAATTTAACATAAAAAAACAAGGTCTCCTAAATTCAGGTTCTAGACTTGTTCTATCGGTTCATAATGACGATGCTGCTGCAGATGGTACTACTTTCCTCCCTACAAGCTGTGGTGCTGCTTGCTTAATATCTAAAGCTACACTCCGTGCAGGTACTACAATTTTATCAGTTGCTGAAAATGTAGGTGAAAGATTTATGATTGATAAGGCAGTTCATACTGCTTCTATGAGAAGTGAAATTGACCAAGTCTTAGATGGTGCTTCTGGTTGTAATTTAGGGCCATCAACTAATAATGATGGTCTATTAGCTGTTGATGTAGGCTGTGCTAATTATACAAGTGCTACTGCTTGTGCTACACCAGAAAGATATAAACCAGTTCATTCTAAAACCAATTGCCCCTTGTACTCAATTTCTCTGGATGAAATATTTGTTGGTTTAAAAAATATAGTACTGCCTGTTGGCTTTATGCAAGAACAGGTTAGCGTAGAAATAGAACTAACTCAACAAGCAAACGGAGAAACTGGTAAAACTATGCTATTCTCAACTCCACCAGCAACAACAACTTCTACAAGTTATGGTCTAGAAAATTGTGTAATGCATCTTGATTATCTCACTTATGATGCTGGAACTATGAATCGTATTGCTGACCAAGTTAATAGTGATAAAGGTATGCCTATGGTATATAGTGAAAAACTTGTAACATCGTCTCAACTTCCAGGAGTAACTCAACCAGCAAGTGGTCAAACAAGCGAAGTAGATTTTGTTAGAGAAATAGGAAGTGCTGGATTAAAAGTCCATAATGTAGTTGTTACTGAAAGATACGATAATGTAAATTCTCTTGCAGGAGTATATCGTTCAGATGCCCCTGTTCACGATATTTCGTTTAATTGGAGATATAATAATACCATTCACTATCCAAAAGCTATTAAAAATCCTTGCCTTATGCGTAATGAATTGGAAAAAGTCCAAATGTTTCCTATGTCTGTTCATAATGCAGAATATTCTTTTGACCTATTTTCTGATTTCTATGATTCCAAAGATGGAATGCAAAACAATCCAATTGATGCTTCTGTTCTATTTGAGGGTCAATCACCCCAAGTATTAGGTGGTAATTACTTTATCACTTCTCTAAATCTTCGTAAAGGCCCAGGTGGTGAAGGAACTCAAATTGCTAATAAAAATATTATTTATGAACGCAAATCTGTATTTTCTAGAAATGATTACCAAACTCGTTTAATTAAATTCTTTGTAGATTATGAAAAAACATTTGTTCTTCGTAATGGTGTAGTTCTCACATCAATCTAAAATTTTAATAAAAAATTTTTAATAAAAAATTTTTAATTAAATTTAAATATAATTTATTTTTTTTATTTTTTATATATTTTCTATATAAAATATGATACAATCTTTTATTATAGAAAGTAATCAATCAATAGCAAAAAAGAATTATTCAGTTGATTATGGAAAAACCTTAAATGAAACTGAAAATAATGCTGAAATTACAAATAATAAATGGAAAATAAAATTACCAAAGTCAATTAAATTAGATCCAGGAGATAGAATATCTTATTATAGTTCAGCAATTAAAACACAAGGATTAAGTGATGAAGGTATAGAATTAATAGGACAATCGCAAGAAAACGAATTACTTGTAGATAATAAAATGAAAATGGAATTAGGTTATTATGTTTCTAACAATTGGTTAAATAATACACCATTACCAAAAGGATTATCAACATTACGAGATTTTAATAATCTTGTAGATACTTCTCATATAAATTTAAGATTATTTAATTTCCAAGATACTTTTCATTCATATAATATCTGTGATGAAACAAGTGCAACAGATTATTTAGCATATTTATCTGATTATGGTGGCCCCAATTTAGGAACTGAAAGTCCAGGTATTTCTTTAAGTAATATACAACCTTGGATTAATAATGGAGCTGTTAGTTTAAATGAAAGAGCAGATAAATTAGATAATTCATTATATGGTATGAGTAATGGAAATGCAGTAGCAACTAATAATTTAAAATTATATACACCAGATACTACAAGATTTTATTTAGGTCAATCAGATTTTGTAGGATTTTATAATAATGGTTATGATAGTTACCATAATATAACTATACCAGGAACTTATAGTAAAAAATGGAAACCATTAACTAGTGAAGCAGTTGTAGAAAGTAATATTGGTTTTAATAGTCCTGTTGTAGTTTCCCAAAAAATAACAGAATCACTTAATGATCCAAATTTAAAAGATGATAGATTTGTAAAACCACAAGTAATAGATTATGTAAATGTAACAAATAAAACCATAACAAGTTTAAAAAATCATTATCAAGTAGAAGATACTCTACAAGTAGTAGATGAAACTTGTAAAAATTATCCTACAACATTTGGTAAGATGATATATGATATAAATAATGGTGTAGATAATTTTAGTATTAATAATGAAACTAAAACGGCAACTGGTATAGGATTTCCAACATTAGGTCAAAGAGCCAAATATTTTTATAATTGTTTAGCAACAGGAGATATGAACAGAACACAAGCAATAAGTGAATTATTTTCAGATTTAAATAATTCTAAAAATATACAAACAATAAATGAAAATAATTTAACAAATTCTAGTTTTTATACTGGTAATATAGAACCAGATGCATCTGTAACTAATAGTGCATCATATCCAACAAGTAATCCTTGGAATTACGGGGAAAGTTGTGTTATTTTTGATGATTTAGAAGGTTTTGGAATTAATTTTAATCAATCTGAAATAGATAATGTAACATCAAATATATTATTTAGAAGTGATAGTGAAAGTGATTATGCTAATATTAAAAAACCATCATTAAATGATAAATATTTAAATTTACAAAATAGTAATGTGATTATGAGTAATATAATCGCAAATGATTCTAATTTTGAGAAACTTAAAAAAGTATTTGATTATTTAGAAAAACCAAGTTCAGATAATATTGATATAAATTATAATGACCAAACATTTTTAGATTCATTATATGCTTCTTGGGAAATTGGTAGAATGGATGATAGATATACTCAATCAGTTTATAATATTCATAATTCATTTGATAGTAATGGTAATTTTACCAATAAAAGAATAGGAAATGGTGTTATTTTACCAGTAGCATTAGCACCAACTCAATCAGTAGCATTAAAATTAGAACCAGAAGATGAAGAAAGTAAATCATATATCCAATATAAAAATAGAATGAGATTACCTATTTTCGCTGGTCTTCTATCAGATGAAAGTAATATATCTGAATTAGTAGAAACTGGAACTAGTGGAAACCTCAACTTCACATATATAAATGAAATGAATAATAATAAAATGTATGAATACGATTTTTATACAAGATATAATGAGAATAGAACACCAAAAAATAATAGTGTAGCATTACCATCTACAACTAAATTTACTTTTACAGATAATAATGGTAATTATTTTGATGATAGTAAAATTAAGGAACTTGGTTTAGGTTGTGTAGTAGCTTATAGAGATTTAGTAGAAACTGGAGATGATGTACTGGAATTTGGATTAGGTAATACCCCATTAGCAAACCAATTTAGTTTCTATTCAGTTGATACAACAAATAATTATAGTGTTAATAGTTCTAATCATATTAATATAAGTTCTGATAGTGATTTAACTAAATTTGGTGATAATAGTGTTCAGAGTTTATCTACAAATAATACAATTTATTTATCACAAAATAGTACAAATACTTATAGTGAAATAAACAATAAAGTTGATATAAGTCCTACTAATGCTATGGTAATAGAGTATGAAGCTTTACAACCTATAATACCATCTAAAATGGAAATATATCAACAAGCATCATTACCTGACCCAAATGCTTTAGCAACAAATGAAGTATCAACACCTTTAGCTGGTGGTAATGGTACCGAAAGTTTTACAGCTTATGGTTTATATGGTAATAATGCGACAGATGTTATTCCAGCAACTAATTTTAATACAATTGGACATTTCTATTCTAATACTACTATGGTTGATAAAATATATACTAATTATTTCGGTGGTGATGAAATGTTTATCAGAAATGATGGTAATTATCCAATTGGAGTATCGTATGATTTTACTACTGCACAAGTAGTAAATAAATATAGGTTATGGTCTCGTGGAACTGCTATTCGGGCAGTAAAAAGTTGGGAATTGAGAGGAGCAGATAAGACCACTTATAATAGTCAAAATCCATCAACTTATGATGTGTTAGACACTCAAACAAATTATATATTAAAAAACACAAATACAACAGGTAGAGTAGCAAGTAATTATATAAACGATGGTGATGTATTTACTTTTACAAATACAACAGCTTATAAATATTATGTATTACATATAACGGCCAACGGGGGCGAAGGTTCTGGTGGTACTACTGGATATACTTCTGTAAGTGAATGGGCTTTATATGGTGATAAAACTAATAAAATTTGTATAGCTGGAGCTGAATGTTTCCAAACCGCTTCTAATTATCTTGTTTATGCTTCCCCTACAACAAATGGAGGTAGTGGATCTATATTTGCTGCGTGTAATAATCTTCTTACAGATAGATATATATTTTCTGGCCCTAATACTAATGTATTTTATGCTTATGAATTAAGACAAGGGCCAGAAATTGTAACACAATATAGAATATGGGGATATGTTAATGGAACAATAGGCCCGTGGCCTACTAGTTGGGAATTTAGAGGTGCTTCATCAAAATCAGAATATGAAAGTAATAATTTTGATGTATTAGATAGTGTAACAATTACAT